CTTTTGTTGATGGTGTATTGACTACAGGTGACGCTGGAACAGCATCTTTTGAGCTTTTCCCTGACAGTGCTAGTGGTTCTGCAAAGATCAGCTTCAGTGGCCTTATAACAAACTTTGAGCAAAGTTCTGCTCTTGGTGATGTAAATACAATCAGCATCACATTTAAGCCATCTGGCACAATAACATCAGCAATCTAAAAGTAAAATTCTTCGCATTTATTTATGGCAACTAAAAGAACCGCAGAGGTATTGCTTGGGGCGTTTCAAGATGAAATGGTCACAAGACGACAGTTTGACGTTAAAAACTCCAAAGATGAAGTCATTATGACTTTATACTTTAGACCGATTACAAGATATGCAAGGGTAAAAGCTCAACAATTAGCTGGCCCAAATGCAGATGCTTTGGTTGTATCTACTCAACTACTTTGTCAAATGGCAGAGAAAGAAGATGGAACTCAAGCCTTTGATATGTCAGATGCTCCAATATTACAAAGACAGCTACCAGAAAAAGTTTTAAATGATCTTGAGCTTTTCTTAAATGACATCAAGCTTGATATTGATACAGCAAAAAAAGAATAAAAGGGGACACTTGGCTTAGGTTTGAGTTTTTCCTAGCAACAGAACTTGGTAAGACAGTACAGGAACTCAGGCTCAACATGACTGAGGCAGAGCTAATATATTGGGCTGGATATTATGAAATAAAGCATGACGAAGAAAAGAGGGCATTGCAACGACAAAAACTCAATTCAAGGTAATATAGAATAAAGGTTTTTTTTATTCGTGGCAGAAGCAGTCGTTAGATTAAGAGTTGATGCCAGTGGTGCTAGTCAAGCTTTAGACAAAATAGGCAAGAAAACAAATACGTTACAAGGCAAATTTAATGGCTTAAGAAATGCCATTGCTGCAACTGGTATTGTTCTTTTAGGGAGACAAGCGGTAAACACTTCAGCAAACTTTGAAAAATTAAATGTAAGGCTAGGATTGTTGACAAAAAGCAGTGCGGATTTTGCAAAGTCGCAACAGATTGCCGCAGATGCACAGAAAGCTTTTGGTTTAAGTGCAATTGAGGCTCTTGAAGGCGTTACAGATATAACAGCAAGATTAGCTCCACTTGGAACATCAGTTGAAGATATAAAAACTGTATTTTTTGGATTTAATACAGCGGCAAAATTAGCTGGTGCTTCAGCCATAGAATCATCAAACGCATTTAGACAATTAGCACAGGCTCTCGGCTCAGGAAGGCTGGCTGGTGATGAATTTAGGAGTGTTTCAGAACAAGTGCCAACAGTTCTTGCTCCTATTGCTGAAGAACTTGGCGTAACTATTGGAGAACTTAAAAAACTCGCCGCAGATGGCGAATTAACCAGTGATGTTGTACTTAGAGCTTTGGGAAGAATAGGAAATGAAGGAAGCGAATTTTTAAAAAAACTACTTGAAAACGATCCGACACAAGTTTTTAAAGATTTTAATAATGCAACTGAAGATTTATCAAGAGCTTTTGGAGATCAATTAAGACCTGTTGTGATGCAAGTAACAAAGGCTTTAACAGGCTTTATTACAAAATTAACAGATTTTATAAACTCAGATGCTGGAAAAGCAGTTTTACTTTTAACAACTATTGCTGGTGCAATCAAGGCTATTGCTGTTGTTGCTCCTTTGGCTGGGGCTGCTGTAAAAGCATTTGCAATCAAAGTTGGTGCATTGAAAATTGCAGTTCTTGGTTTGTCTGGTGCTTTGGCTGCTAGTGGAATTGGAGCTTTTGCATTAGCTCTTGGATTTGTAGCAACAAAAATTATACAAACCAGAAGAGAACAAAAAGAGCTAAATGATACGATCACAAAAGGTGCTGGAGAAGAAGTTAAAAAAGCACTAGAAAATCAGGAGGATATTTTAGCGAAAATAAATGAAAGATTGAAAAATGCTAATGGCAGAACTAAAAAAAGTCTTGAAAATAAGAAGAAAGAAGTTTTAGAAGATATTGCACTTCTTGAAGGAAGGCAAAAAACTTTAGAAAAAGAAGCAGAAATAACAGCAGAAAAAGATAGACAAAATCAAGAAAATAAGGAAGCTGAGGATTCTTTAAAAAAACAAGGCGAATTAACTGATAAGCTTAAAGAAAAAATGACAGAAGTAGGTGAAGAGATTGAAGGCAGTATAAAAAATAATCTAAGGGACGCTATAACTGGAGCTAAGTCATTCGGAGAGGCAATGTCAGGGGTGCTTAATCGTATTAGAGATAAAATACTTGACGCACAGATAGACAAGCTACTTGGTGGCTTTGGAGAGGCTTTTGGTGCGGGTGCAAGCGGTGGAGAGAAAAAAGGAATAGGAGGATTTCTTGGTGGTATTCTTGGAGGATTGTTTGCAAACGGTGGTCAACCACCTGTTAATAAAATTTCTGTAGTTGGAGAAAGAGGGCCTGAGCTATTTGTTCCAACTTCAAAAGGCACAATAATTCCTAACAGCGGGATCGGTGGGACTTCGACCACAAATGTCATCACTGTGAACGTAGACGCAAAAGGCTCATCAGTGCAGGGTTCAGATGCTGGAGGAAATGAACTTGGACAACAAATTGCTGTTGCTATACAATCAGAGCTAGTAAAGCAAAAACGTAAAGGAGGATTATTAGCATAATGGCAACATTTCCCTCTATCAGTCCTTTATATGCGACACAAGAAACTGTTAATCAAGATAATAATGTTGTAAAACTTGGGGACGGATACCAACAGCGTTTAGTCTTTGGATTGCCAGCAAATAAAAGATTAATTAATTTAAATCTAGCTTTTAATATAAGTACAACTGATGCTGATACAATCGACACTTTTCTTGATGCAAGATTTGACGATCAGGAAAGCTTTGACTTCACACCGCCCCATCATTCAAGTGCTTTAAAGTTTGTTTGTACAAGTAGAACAAGAACGGCAATTTTATCAAATAGAGTCACAATGAATTTAAGTTTTGAACAGGTAGCAGAACCATAATGGCAATCCCTACATCTGAACTACAATCAATAAACCCAAGTTCTCTAATAGAGCTTTTTAAGTTGGAGCTTGTTGAAGGTTTACACTATGCAACAGGAAACCCCTCATCAGTTCCTACAGTTTTTCGATTTCATTCTGGAACAAGTATGAATAGCAATGCGAATATTATCTGGCAAAGTGAAACATACCAAAGATTTCCTATTACTGCTAGTGGTTTTGAATTTACTGGGTCAGGTCAAATTCCAAGACCAACTCTAAGAATGAATAATTTGGGCGGTATTACAAGGGAGGGAAGTGTGATCACTGTTTCAGATTTGCTCATAATTGTTAATGCAACAACAAAAAACAATGATTTACTTAAGGCTACAGTAAGAAGGATTAAAGTTTTAGCAAGCAGTTTAGATAATGCAAATTTTAGTAGTGGATCAAACCCCTTTGGAACACCTAACTCGAACGAATTACCTCAAGAAATTTTTGTTATTGATAGAAAAACTCTTGAATCAAGAGATATTGTTGAATTTGAATTAGTTTCAGAACTAGACACTGAAAATAAAATAGTTCCAGCAAGACAAGTCACTAGAGCAGATTTTCCAGCAGTTGCATCCTTTATAAATAGATAATATGGAACAGTGGAAACTTGATGCTTTTGATCACGCACAAAGATGTCAACCTCTTGAAAGCTGTGGAATACTAGCAAGAAAAGGTGAGAAAGTAGAATATTGGGAATGCAACAACGTAGCAAAAAACAATCCAGAATATAGTTTTGTGATTGAACCTTTAGACTGGGCTGAATGTGAGGACAATGTTGATGAAATAATTGGGATTGTACACAGTCATCCAGAAGGAAAGTTTGAATTTAGTGATAATGATGTAGCAAGCTGTAATTATTTAGATGTCCCTTTTTATCTTGTAGAACCAGCAACTCAAAGTATTATTCATATAGAGCCGCAAAAATTATGAAAAAAATAAGAGTTTATGGAAGATTAAGAAAATTTGTCGGGCAGGCCGAATTTGAAGCTGATATTTCAAGTCCTTTTGAAGCTTTAAGCTTTTTAAATTGTAATTTTAAGGGTGTTGAAGAACATATGTCTCAACAGCCTTATACGATTATGTGCGGTGATATGGCTATCTCAGAGGATTTACTGAATCTTAAAACAGATGCAGATATTAAAATAATACCTTTAGTTCATGGTAATTTTTTCGGAATTGCTCTTGGTTTTGGTCTTAAATTTTTTGCAAAAAAAGTTGTTCTTCCAAAACTTTTGACAACAATCCTTTCAACGGTAGCGACACAAATGATATTTAACGGTATAAATAATATTCTTACACCTCAAAGAGATAATAGATCACCCTCTGGCATGGACGAAACAGATCCAGCCGCTTTTGCATCAAACTATTCATTTACTGGCCTCACAAACGTTGCTCAAGCTGGTGTTCCAGTTAATCTTGTATATGGAGAAATTTTAGTTGGATCAATTACTGTCTCAAATGGCGTTGATACAGTCCAAGTGGAGGGCAACAACTAATGAGTATTAAAGAATTTGACCAAAATACCACACTTAGTAATCCTGATCTGCCATCTGATGCCCTTTCCAGTAAGCAATTCACAACTATTGTTGATGTTATTTCTGAAGGTGAGATTGCTGGATTTGCTACACCACATAAAAGAGGAGTATCACAGTCAAACAGTGCATATAAAACGGCTTGCAAAACCGATATTTTTCTTAATAAAACACCGATTTTAAATGTAGCATCTACCTTAAGTGACTCAGAGTTTCTCGCAAAAGTAGCTAATCCTAGCGATTCAGATTTCAACTTTAACAATGTAGGATTTGATTTTAAATTTGGAACTGCTAATCAAACTTTTATAGGAGGTATAAACAGTATCGAGAGTGAAAATGTTATAGGAACAACAGTAACTCAATCAAGTCCTATAACACACACAGTCTCAGATTCTAATATCAATGCAGTAAGAGTCACTGTAAGATTTGGAACTTTGCAATTTTTCTCCACTGATGGTGAAGTTCATGGAACGCAAGTTGAATTAAAAATAAAAACTATTGAGAATGATGGAACTACAACAACTGTTATTGAAGATCCAGTATTCGGAAGATCAACAAATGCTTATTTCAGAGACTATTTAATAAATTTTTCGTCCTCGACATCATTTCCAGTGCAAGTCAGAGTGGAGAGAGTTACGGCTGATAGTACTGATTCTGCTCTTGCCAATGCTTTCAGTTTTCATTCAGCAACAGATATTATTTTTCAACAAAACGCTTATCCAAACACTGCTCATGTAGCTTTACGGTTAGGGGCAGAACAACACCCAAGAGTCCCAAATAGGGTTTTTCGATTAAGAGGTATTAAAGTAAAAATTCCTCACAATGCACAAGTTGAGTTGTCCACTGGAAGATTGATTTATTCTGGAACTTTCAACGGTACATTTAGAACAGATAAAGAATGGACAACAGACCCAGCATGGATTTTGTATGACGTTTTGACTAATACAAGATATGGATGTTCCATTTCTGAAAGTAGTCTTGATAAATTTACTTTTAAGGCAGTAAGTGAATACTGCTCTGAATTGGTTGATGATGGTCTTGGAGGACAGGAGCCACGTTTCTCACTTAACGTAAATATTACTCAGCGGCAGGCCGCATTTGATTTGATCAATGATCTTTGTTCTGTGATGAGAGTCATGCCTTTTTACAATGCGGGCAGTATTTCTATAAGTCAAGATTCTCCAAAATCACCAACTTTCCTGTTTACAAACGCATCAGTAACAGAAGAGGGATTTACTTATACAGGTTCAAGTTTAAAAACTAGACACACAGTTATAAATGTGTCTTATTTTGATATGGAAACTCAAGATATTGATGTTGAAACTGTAGAGGCTGACGCTGCAACACAAGCAAAATATGGTGTTGTAATAAAAAATATTAATGCTTTTGGTACTACTTCAAGAGGGCAAGCCTCAAGATTTGGTAAATGGTTTTTATACAATGAACAAAATACTGGAGAAACGATTGCCTTCACTACAACCATAGACGCTGGGGTGACTGTCAGATGTGGTGACATTATAGAAGTGTCTGACTCTTTAAAAGCTGGAGTTAGAAGAGGAGGCAGAATAAAATCTGCAAGTGGCACAACAATCACTCTTGATGATTTTTCAAATACTGATATTCCGTCACCAACGCATACAGGTAATTTTGCATCTGCCCCGACAATTAGTTGTATGTTGCCAGATAACACCTTAGAAACAAAAAATATAGTAACTGTTGTTGATAATGTTTTGACTATAGACTCAGCATTTTCTACAAATCCAAACACAAACGCAGTTTATATTCTTGAAACATCAACACTTGAAACGACCACATGGAGAGTAATTTCAGTCACAGAAAATGAGGATTCAACTTTTAATATTACAGCTTTAAGTCATGATTCTGGAAAGTATGATTTTGTTGAAGATGGCACTCCTCTACCAACAAGATCAATTTCAACTCTTACAGAAATAAAAGCCCCGCCAACTGGATTAAGTGCTGAAGAAAAAATTGTTGAGATCAATAAAAGAGCAGTTACAAAAATAATTCTTGATTGGCAAAATGTTACAGGAGCATCAAAGTATAAAGTTTTTTACAGATATGAAAATGGCAATTTTAACGAAATTGAAACAACCTCAAGTAATTTAGAAATCCTTAATACAAATAAAGGAAAATATGAATTTCGAGTTTTTGCTTTTAATGCACTTGGAGAGCCATCACCCACTGCTTCAGTTTTACAATTTACAGCGGATGGATTTTCTGCGTTACCAGAAGATGTTCAAAACCTCACTCTTGAGCCTATAAATGATGAACAAGCAAGACTCAGATGGACTCAAACCACCTCAATAGATGTGAAATTTGGGGGGCAAGTATATATTAGACATTCTCCTCGAACAGATGGATCTGGTACTTTTCAAAACTCAACAGATATTATTGAGGCAATTTCTGGAATATCAACAGAGGCGGTAGTCCCCGCAAAGTCAGGTGAGTACGTTTTAAAATTTCGTGATTTGAAGGGAAATTTTAGTTCTGGTGAAGCATCTGTTATTCTTACAGTTCCAAGTCTCAGTGAAGAATTAGCCTTGCCACAAATAAGAGAACAAACGGCTTTTTCTGGAACAAAAACTAATTTAACTGTAAGTTCAAATACACTGACTCTTACAAATCCAGCTTCAAACGCCTCTGGAACTTATACTTTTGCAAATGTTTTGGATCTTGGTGCGACTTTTTCTTTGAAAGTAGAATCACACATTATCGCAAATTCTGGAAATGTATCTGACTTATTTGATGATATACCAGACTTAGACGCACGAATTGATTTTGATGGGGCGGCTGCTAATAAAACAAACGGAACTTTATTATTACGGACAACAACAGATGATCCTTCAGGTTCTCCAACTTTCACCTCATATAACAAATTTCAAAGCGGAACATTCAAAGCAAGAGCATTTGATTTTAAAGCAGAACTTGAAACACTTGACACCAATGAAAACATCACAGTTTCTGAACTCGGAGTTAATGCCTTTTTGAAATCAAGAACAGAGCAAAGCACAACATTGATTGCATCTGGAGCAGGGGCCAAAGACGTAGTTTTTGCCGCCCCATTCTTCACAGGGACTTCAGCAATCGGAGGCAGTACGTCAGCTTATCCACCTAGTATCGGTATTACAGCACAGAACATGGCTAGTGGAGATTTCTTCGAGATCACCAATATTACTGGTAGTGGCTTTCGTATAACTTTCAAAAATTCATCAAATACCGCAGTTGATAGAAATTTCAGCTATTCAGCGGTAGGATATGGGCGTGGAGGCTAATTATTAAATGGCAAGAGTATCTTCGACAGGAAAAGAAACATCAAGTAATTTTTCACCAGCCAACGGAACAGGATCGGCTGTAAGAACAGCAATCAAAGATGTATTTGAATCTTTAAGAACCATCAACAGTGCGTCAGGAGATCCATCTGGTACAGCGAATCTTGCAGCTTACCAACCACATATTGACTCAGATACAAATTTATTAAAAATTAGAAATTCAGCAAACTCAGCTTTTATAACACTTGGAAACGTAAGTGAAGCAAACTTTGGTCATTTAGATTTATCTGGTGGAACGTTGACTGGTGTTCTAGGTTTACCGAATGGATCAGATTCTGCCCCATCAATACATGTAGGAGACAGTACAACTGGCCTTTTTCGCAAAGGCAGCAATCAAATAGGTTTAACTTTTGGAGGAACTGAAAAAGCATTTTTTGATCAAAATGGTTTGACACTACAAGCACAAACTGATTTACGATTGGCAGATTCGGACAGTTCACATTACGTTGGTTTGCAATCTCCAGCCACTGTTTCAACAAGCTACACATTGACATTGCCAGCCGCTGATGGAACTAACGGTCAATTTATAAAAACTGATGGTAGTGGAAATTTAAGTTTTACAACCCCTTCAAACTCAATTACTATTGGAAGCACAGCCTTAACTTTACCAGCAACAATTACAGCTTTGGCTGGTATGCACCAAATTGCACCAGCATCAAATAATCAATATAGTTTAGGAACAGATTCTCTTAGATGGTCAAATATTTTTACTAATGACTTAAATTTATCAAACGAGGGAGGGCAAAATGACATTGACGGCACTTGGGGTTCATATAAAATTCAAGAAGGTGAAAGCGATCTTTATTTAATTAACAAAAGAAATGGCAAAAAATACAAATTTAATCTTACAGAGATAGAATAAAAATATGGCTATTAATCCAGCACAGAAAGATTTTACAGTTCAACGAAGGGCTGATTTTCCTTTGACATTAACTTTTAAAGATGGAAACGGTGATGCGATTGATCTAACTGGCTACACTGTTGCGGCTGAAGTTTACAGCGAAGATAGGTCAACAAGCTATGGATCTTTTGGGGTAACTTATACAAACAGATCAACTGGAACTATAGATATTAAGCTTACAGATACGCAAACTGCGGCATTTTCACCAAACGAATTAAAATATGATGTTTTATTAACACAACCAAATGGAGACAAATTTTATTATTTAGAAGGTACACTATATGTAAGCGAGGGTTACACCACATGAGCAGTCCAAACTCAGTAACAGTTAGTCAAGTTTCTGATGTAACTACAGTTGAGGTGACGACAGCGGGGCCGCAAGGCCCTACTTTCTCATCATCTGGAACTACTTTAAATGATTCAAGCAAAGTAGATGGCTCAGTTGTTTACTATGACTCAAGTTCTGCTACATTTAAAGCAGACAGCACAACCACAAAACTTACACTTGTTAATGGAGGAAACTTTTAGTCATGTCGAATACTATAAGAATTAAAAAAAGAGCAGCCTCTGGAAGTGCGGGTGCTCCCTCTAGTTTATCTCCATCAGAATTAGCCTTTAATGAAGCGGATCTGAAATTATATTATGGTTTTGGTGATAATGGATCTACCCCACCATCTGCAAGCTCAATTATCACTGTTGGTGGTGCTGGTGCATTTTTTAACAAGACAGATACAAGAACAGCAAATACTGTCTTATCAGGCCCTACAAGTGGATCTGCGGCTGCTCCTACCTTTAGAGCTTTAGTTGCTGGAGATTTATTAAAATTAAATGAATTTACTGCCCCTGATGGAAGTGTAAGTCTTAACAGTCAAAAAATTACAAACTTAGCTACACCAACCGCTGATGGTGATGCAGCAAGTAAATCTTATGTTGATGGTGTTTCTCAAGGATTAGATATTAAAGATAGTTGTACAGCGGCAACCACAGGAAACATTACTATTGCAACTGCTCTTAATAATGGTGACACTATAGATGGTGTATCTCTTTCAACAAATGATCGAGTCCTTGTAAAAGATCAGTCAACTGCTTCAGAGAATGGAATTTATATTGTCGGATCTTCACCAGCAAGGGCTGATGACTTAGCTGCTGGGGCTGATGCCGCTGGTATGTTCACTTTTGTTGAGAAAGGTACAGTCAATGCAGACAATGGTTTTGTTTGTAGTTCGGACAAAGGATCAGCGGTTGTAGGTACTAATAATCTCACCTTTGTTCAATTCTCTGGGGCGGGTCAAATTACAGCGGGTGATGGTTTAGATAAGTCAGCAAACACTTTATCTGTTGATCTCAAATCAAATGGTGGTTTAGTTATTGAGTCAACTGAAATAGCTGTTGATCTTTCAGCAAGCTCTATTACTGGAACACTAGCCATATCTGATGGGGGTACAGGATCAACCTCAGCCTCTGCTAGTAGAACGGCTCTCGGTTTAGCCATCGGCTCAGACGTACAGGCCCATGACGCTGATCTTGACAATCTATCTGGCTGTCAGTCAGGTGCTTCAGCTGCGTTGGCTGCTTTGACCTCAACTGAAGTGGCAATCTTGGATGGTGCAACTGTCACGACTGCTGAGTTGAATATCATGGATGGCGGCACATCTGCAACATCAACCACTTTAGCAACAGCAGATCGAATGGTCATGAACGATAACGGAACAATGAAACAAGTGGCTCTCAGCGACCTTGTGACGTTCCTTGAAGACGGAGCAACTTCTGGTTTTGATATTAACGGAGGAACTTACTAAGATAAATTTCATACTAGGAGGATACACAAATGGCGGTCACAATAAAACTTAAAAATGCAAGCGGTAGTGATCCAAGTGCTAGTGATTTGGTTGTTGGTGAATTAGCAATAAGAACTGATAATGGAAAAATATTTACAAAAAGAGATAATGGAAACGTAACTGAAATAACAGGCGGGGGCGGTATAGATGATGGAGATAAAGGCGATATTACTGTCAGCAATAGTGGTGGAACATTTACCATTGATAATGGGGTAATAAATAATGCAAAAGTAGCTTCAGACGCTGCTATAGCTGGATCAAAAATAGATCCCGATTTCGGTTCACAGAATATAGTTACTACTGGATCTTTAACAATTGGCACAGACATAATTCATTCTGGAGATACAAACACTAAATTTAGTTTTGGCACTGACGAAATTACTGCTGATACTGCGGGAACAACAAGATTAACTATTTCAGATTCCGCAATTCAACTAGCTTTAAATACAACTGTTGCTGGTAGCTTTACAATGGCTGCAACAAATTCGAATTTTTCTGTAAATAATAATGCTGGCAGTGATGTATTTACTGTAAATTCATCAAGCGGTAATGTTACCACAAGTGGAACAGTTGATGGTCGTGATCTAGCTGCTGATGGTACTAAATTAGATGGGATTGCTAGTGGAGCAACTAATGTAACTAATACGAACCAGTTAACAAATGGTGCAGGGTTTATAACTGCAACTCTAACAAATGAGCAAGTTCAAGATATTGTTGGAGGGATGGTTTCTGGCAATACAGAAACAGGAATTACTGTCACTTACCAAGATGGGGACGGAACTCTTGATTTTGTTGTAGGCACTTTAAACCAAGATACAACTGGGTCGTCTGCCTCTTGTACGGGTAACTCTGCTACAGCAACGAAACTTGCTACAGCAAGAACAATCGCAGGGGTAAGCTTTGATGGTTCAGCAAACATATCTCTTAACAACAACTCAATAACTAATGGAGCGGGATATTTAACTTCGGTTGGAACATCAAATATAAGTGATGAAGCTGTAACTTTTGCGAAAGTGCAAAATATCGCCCAAAACCATATTTTAGGGCGTATT